TGAAAATACAAGATGCAATAAAAATTAGTTTACCAGTGAAGGAAGCAAAAAAAATTACTGGAAGCTTAACAAGAACCTCAAAAATGCCGGGCCTAAGTTACAGCCTGCCGGCCTGGGAATGCAAAACAGGGTCGAAGCTTAGAAAAATTAAAAACTCTGTCTGTGCTAGCTGTTACGCATTAAAAGGAAATTACACAAGATACAAAGCAATTAAGGCTGCGCAATATGTAAGACTCGAAGCGCTAAAAGACCAGCGATGGATCGCGGCCATGGTTGCGCAAATCATAAGACAAAAATATTTCAGATGGCACGATGCAGGTGATATTCAAGACGCTGTCCACCTTCAAAAGATCTTCAGGGTCTGCGAGTTAACACCGGAGACGCAGCACTGGATGCCAACGCGCGAGGCTCAATTCTTAAAAGATATTGAACCGTCAACAGTTCCTAAAAATTTAATAATTAGAATGTCTTCTCACATGGTGGACCAGCCCCCGGTCAAGTTTTGGCCGTGGACTTCTACTGTGATAAGCGGGCAGGGCCAGGCGTCCTGTCCGGCTCCCAAACAAAACAACAGCTGCGGAGATTGCCGGGCTTGCTGGGACAGATCAATTCCTAATGTAAGTTACGGCAAGCACTAATGGATTGGAAACATCCCTCATATTACAAAGCGCTAGCAAAGCAGCGCCGGGACTTTGAAGCGAGCGAGCGCGAGCAAGCCAACAAGCAAGAGCGCGAGCGAGCCAGCAAGCGACGGCTCACGAGCAAGAAGCGCCGATTAACAAGCGATTGATATGAGCCCAATCATCTTGGGCCACAGGCGTGACTTCACGCTGGTCCTCAAGCAGACCGAGGATCGAGGAAGACCCTTAGGGCTTTGTCCAACCAAAATAAAATTACGCTTTGTCATAGTAGAATGAAACAGTATTTGGTGAGGTGAAAAACGTATTTTGTTGTCATGAATTAGCTTGAGCTCAACCATGAAAAACCCGCAAGTATCGTGGTATCCCAACAGATCCGGTGTACCAAAGGAGGCCCAGGATTCTAGTCTTGTCCACCTAATTTCTGGTGTGTTTTTCTTTAAAAGTTTCCAGAGGTCTGACTCTTTTTTCATCGTACGAAGCCTTGTGTATTTGTTTTAAAACTGTAGTCCAAGGGTTGAAATCAAAATCTCTTGCACACCCTGAAACTAATATTAATAAGCATATTAGAATGGTTCTCATCTGTTTGACTTGTACGCCAACTTACGATATAAGTCAAGTTATGGGAGTACCAGCCAAATTAACAGAAAGACAAATAAAGTTTGCAGAGTTATTAGTATATAACGAAGGCAGAATTTCAGCATCTGAAGCAGCATATCAAGCAGGATATAAAACCCGTCCAAGGCAAGCTGCATCAGAGTTACGAAATCCAAAAAAATCTCCATTAGTAGTTAGATATATAGGTGAGTTAAGAGCAGAGGTACAGGAAAAATATGGAATCTCATTTGAGAGACATATTACTGAGCTTGCAAAAATTAGAGATGACGCTAGAGCCAAAGGTGCATGGAGTGCAGCAACCAATGCAGAAGTAGCGAGAGGTAAGGCCGGCGGATTGTATGTAGATCAGAAATTAATTATGACTGGCAATATAGATAACCTATCAGAACAAGAGCTAGAATCTAGAATGAAAGATATCTTAAAAGATCACAAAGATATTATAGAAGGTACAGCAACAGACATACTCCAAGAAGAACCTGAGACAGAAGAAAATATA